ATTCGACAATGCAGTCGGCGCAGCCCGATTTGCCCAGATACGCGACGATGCCGTCCAGACGGTCGCGCGGGATGACTACGCCAGCCTCCAGCCACGCCGGCACCTTCCCGGCAGGCAGCTTGCGCGAGACGACCATAACGCGGTGGCCGTCGCTGCCCACGACGCGCAGCTCGCCGTCGACGATGTGCACGAGCACCCCGTTCAGGTAGTAGCGCGTGTCCTTCTTGCCGGCCGTCGTGAGCGCCGCGCGCAGGGCGTCCAGCGGGACCGGCACGGATTCGGCGGGCGGCAGCTCCACGACGGTTTCGTCGGCCGTAGCGGCGTCCTGCGGGGCGGTTTCGGCCGTCGGCTGGTCGACGGTGAGCAGGCCCACGTCCGCCGTGGCGGGCTCGCCAGCGACCTCCAGCACGACGGCGCCGGCCGGGACGCCCTCCGGAGCCGCGATTACGGCCTCCAGGACGGCCGCAGCGGGCAGCACGTCGACGGTGGCAGAGAGGGGGGCCTCGGCTTCCTGAGCCTCAGCGGACTTATTGGGGGCGATGCCACGCAGCTTGCGGCGGGCGATGGCGCGGGCGATGTCAGACGGGCGGGTGCTGTTGTTCGACATAAGAACTCCTGTTTGCCGGTTTTGGCGTTTCCCCGAAGGGGAAGTGAATGGTATTCCCGGGACGCCCAATTATCAACAGGAACAGGGACTTACGCGTCGATACCGTGAACCATGCCCGAAGCAAAACCGTTTCCCGCGGCCCAAATAGCTGCCCTGCTCAAAGTGTCCGAGCGGCGTCTGCAGCAGCTTGCAGACGAGGGGTACATAAAAAAGGAAGGGCGCGGCCTGTACGGTCTCGTCGACAGTGTCCAGGGGTACATACGCTTCCTCAAGGAAAGCTCAGCCGCCAACACCCGTGGCACCGCTACGGCACGACTCGCCGAACAACAGGCGATCAAAGTCGAGATGGAAAACCTGCGCCGAGCTGGCGAACTGGTCTATGCGGCGCAGGCCGCGGAAACCCTGAACCAGATCGCCGCGCAGCTCGCCTCGCAACTCGATGCTCTTCCCGGCCGCATCGCGAGCGAGTGCGCTGGACGAGATGCGGGGTTCATACGTTCGCGCGTCCTCGATGAGTGCCGCTCCATCCGCCTTTCGCTGTCTGAGCATCTCGCGCAGCGCGCAGACGCTCTCGAATCATTGCCGGACAGCAGCGCTGATCTTGAAGCCGCCGAGGAAGAGATCCCCGACGAGGTGGGCGGAGGCTAACCGCAAATTCCCGAAGGGCTCGGCCGAGCCAGGACCATTCCGCGGGCGACGAACGCCCTACATGGTTCGCTTCACCGATATGACGACGTCGGCGCGCTGGGTGCGCTACGGGATCATCTGCGGCACGCAGATGGCCAAGACGACGAACCTACTCAACGTCCTGCTGCGAAAGCTCGATGACGATCCGCAGCCGTGCCTGTACATCGGGCCCACAAAAAACAACGTGACGACGGTCATCGAGCCGCAGATCGAGTCGGCAATCGAGAGCTGCGATTCGCTCGTGCGCAAGCGCCCACCAGGACGACGGCGCACTACCGACAAGCGCATCGCCGGCGTCAGCTTCCGCCTCGCCTGGGCGGGATCCGAGACCGAGATCGCGGCACAGAATGCGGCGTACATCGTGGTCGACGAATTCGACAAGATGGACCCGATCCCCGGCCACGGCGACGTGCTCGTCCAGGCCGACGCTCGCCGCGGCACGTTCGCCGACGGCCGCACGTTCGTCACGTCGACGCCGACCGAGGGCACCGTCGAGACAGAGAAAAACGAGCTCACCGGCATAGTTCACTTCGCCGTGCAGAAAGACGCAACGGCACTGCAGTCTCGAGTGTGGCGATTCTTCCAAGGCGGCACTCGCTTCGAGTGGGCGGTGCCTTGCCCCCACTGCCGCACCTACTTCGTGCCGCGCTTCCCGACGCTCGTGTATCCAGAGGGCGCAACGCCGGCGCTTGCGCGTCGTGAGGCCAAGATCGCGTGCATCCATTGCGGCACGCTCATCGATGAGGCTCACAAGTTCTGGATGAACGCGCACGGCTACTACCTCGCGCCGGGCATGAACGTCGAGGGCGGGCTGATATGCGAGGAATGTCCCGAGGAAGAGCACGAGGCCAAACTCTGGCGCGAGATGCACGCGAGCTGCGGGACTCAAGGCCTGGTTACGGGCGAGATCCCCGACTCGGACGATTGCACGTGCTGGGTGTCGGGCCTCATGTCGCCGTGGCGATCCTTCGGCGCGTGCGCGGCTGCATGGGTGGACGCCGCGCGATCGCACGACGGCGAGACGATTCGCGGCGTTCTAAACACGGTTTTCGGCGAGCTGTACCGCACGCACGGCGACGCCCCCGAGTGGACCAAGCTGCGCGACATCGCGCGCGATGCCCTCTATCGGCACGACGAGCTGCCGGTGAACGTCCAGCTCATCTTCGTGACGGTCGACGTGCAGAAGGACCGGCTGGTCGTGGTCGTACGCGGCTGGGGGTACGAATGGGAGTCATGGCTGCTTCACCATGAGGAGCTGTGGGGCGACACCGACCAGGGCGGCGTGTGGGAGCGACTCTCCGCGCTGGTCGATAAGCCATACGGAGATGTCGGCATTGCAGCGGTCGCCGTGGACTCCGGCTACCGCGACGAACGCGTCTACGAGTGGGTCAGCAACTACGCCGGCAAGGCCTACGCGACGAAGGGCGTTTACAACCCGCGCAAGCTCTACTCAAAAAACAACGTCGAGGTATCCATCGCCGGCAAATCCCTGCGCACAGGCCTGCATCAATGGACCGTCGACACCGGCTATATGAAGGGCTGGGTGCACGACCGAATCGGCCGGCCGCAGCAGGAGCCAGGGGCGTGGCACCTCTATAAAGAGATGGAAACGGCCGACGATTACTGCAAACAGCTCATCAACGAGCACCGGATGAAGCTGCCGAGCGGTAGGACCCTATGGCGCAAGGTAGGTCCCAATGACTTTTTGGACGCTGAAGCGCTTCAGGTATTTTTGGCGCACGTGGAGGGCGTGCGGAGTCTGCTGCCCCCCGACCAGGGCGGGGAAGGGGATGACCTTGCCGCCCTGGCCGCGAAGATGAACGGGTAAACGACGAGCTGCTCGACGCGGCTCGCCTACGGGGTTCTACCTTGTCGAGCTGCATCGAACGGTTGAACGAGGCGCGCAACGCGCTTCATCGCATCCTCACGGGCCGCGTAAAGGTCCGCATTTCCGACGACCGCACAAGCGTCGAGTACTCCCAGGCCAACGTCGGCGACCTTCGCGCATACATTTCCGAGCTGGTCGGGGAATGCGGTGAGCCCGACGACACAGGCGGCAAGCGTGGGCCGCCCTTTGAGGTGATGTGGTGAGCGCCGTATTGCGACCTCCGACCCTCGAAGACGGCGTAACGCCGGCCATCCTTTCAGCCACGGGCGCCCCGATGCGCGGCGCGCGTGCCGATGCCTTCGGCCCCTTCGGCAGCCCGACCGCTTACGAGTCGGCCGACTCCTGGAGCAATCCCGAGCTGCGAACGTGGCAGCCGTCACAGTTCTCGGCCGACTCGGCGATCCTGCCCGAGCTGGACACGCTTCGCGCGCGATCGCATGACACCGTTCGCAATCACGGTTTCACGTCGGGCGCCCTGCAGACGCACCTGGACAACATCATCGGCGCAGGCCTGCGCCTCGCCGCGAAGCCCGACTGGAAAGCGCTCAAGCAGACTGCAGCCTGGGCGCGCGCATGGGCCGCAGAGACGGAAGGGCAGTTTAGACAGTGGTCTGAGGATATCGACTGCTACTGCGATGCCTCCGAGCGGCTGAACCTCTCCGGCATGTTCTCGCAGGGCTATCGCTGCTACCTGCAGAGTTTCGAGATCCTCGCCACGATCGAGTGGCTGCCGGATCGGCCGGGTTCGCGCTACGCGACTTGCGTGCAGATGATCGACCCGCAACGGCTGTGCAATCCGAATGGCCGACCCGATAGCGATCGCCTGCGCGGCGGGATCGAGTTCAACGAGCGCGGCGTGCCGATTGCCTATCACATCGTCTCGCACCTCTGGAACACGCCGGCCGCGTTCGGCAAACAGCGCACGTGGAAACGAGTCGAGCGCAAAACGCCGTGGGGTCGCACGCAGGTCGTGCACATCTACGACGAAGAGATGCCCGACCAGTCGCGCGGAGTGAACGGCATCGTGTCCGTTCTCGGCAAAATCAAGATGCTCGACAAGTTCGAGCACGTGACCCTGCAGGCCGCGGTGCTGAATGCGATGTATGCCGCGGTCATCCAGTCCTCGATGGATTGGGAGCAAGTCGGCGCGGCGATCGGCGTGAACAACGCCGCCAAAAAGACCGACCCCGTGCAGAACTACATGAGCAGCCGCGCGAGCTGGCACAGCGCGGGCCATGTTCGTTATGGCGGCGTGAAGATCCCCCACCTCTTTCCCGGCGAGGAGCTGAAGCTGCTCGCCCCTCAGCACCCGACCGCGGCTTTCGCGAGCTTCGAGGAAGCTACGCTGCGGCACATCGCCGCAGGCCTCAATCTGTCGTACGAGCAGCTCAGCCGCGACTACAGCAA